CTGTCCTCCCGTCTTCGCAGACAAAGTGAAGCCTGCCTGTGACAAACCGAACCTCAGAGGCTTTCCACACCCAGTCTCGCCACCACTTAGTGTCTGTGTTTGCAGGGAGGAGGCAGACAACGCGAAGGCCATACTTTTTGCTCTGCTCGTAGGCTCTCTGGACAAACTTGCCGATTCCCCTACCCCACGGTGGGTTCATCCACCCCGTGTAGCGCGTAGGTAGCTCAGCCACCCAGTCCCATTCAACAGACAAGCAGTCCTCTTCTTTAGCTACGAAGGCGTCACAAAGTGCGTTCTCCTCTGTGGCGCAGAGGTCCACAGTAAAGACGAACTCATCGTCTAGTCGCTTGAAGAACTCCTCAGGAGTGCTCCACTCTGTGCTCGAACTAGGTGGGTGATATGCAGTTCCCATTACTCTCCCCCTCTCCCGCTATAGAGGTTAATCACTTCAGGTACAGAGTCAGGCATAGGGACGCTGTAGTAGCTAGAAAACTTCTCTACTAGCTCAGGAGTCAGGTCCCCACGCCCCTTCATCCATCGACTCAGAGTCTTCTCAGGAGCCTTATCAGCCCTCTTAAGCCACCTCATCGAGTCAATGGACACAACAGTGTTCCCCTTACCGTCTCCACGCCTGTCAGCGTTCTGCTGAGCCCTAGACCACCAATTAGACAAGAAGCGCCTAATGTCCTTCTTCTTACGACTAGGCCGAGAAGACTCCCAAACAGCCGCTCTCCTAGCCTCTAGAGTCAGGTCTACACCAGGGTAAGCAACCAAGGACTTCTCCACCCAATCCTTAAGAGTCCTAGAGCTACCCAAGCCCGTGTTCCAGAGCCCCATCAAGTAACCCATAATCTTGTACACATCTGTCTCTCTCATCACACACACCTCTGCATCTACCCATCAGGGCTTAGATCTACAAAAGTCTTCTAAGAAGACCAGCCACAAACCACCCTCAATCAGAGCCTCCAGCCTAGTCCCCCCAAGGAGCTACCTCAGGGGGACTATGTAGGGCTGGCGTCTGTGCTCAAGAGAGCGGACAAGAACACCCTATTACAGTGCGCCGTCATAGTCAACATAGGTAAAGCGATTTCACCCTGTTGACGAAGTCTATATATACGTTTAGGCTAAGGGCGCGTCGGGCGGGGAAGTCTAGATATATAGACTAGTAGTCTAGTAGTTCTAGAACTAGTAACTAGTAACTAAGAAATATATAACTACCGGAG